GTCTTCAGCGCGATGGCGTAGCCGCACAGCCGGCAGATAATCACCCAATGCCCGCAGCGCTCTGCCGGGCATACGAGCTGCAGGCGACAGGCCCGCTGCGCATCGAGCGCGACCTCGATCGGGGTGCCACCGGGATATGCCGGATCGGGCGCCTCTGTGGTGACCCTGTGACCATCCACCCAATTCACCGAGAACCGCGATTCAACCGGCGCGTCGTCTGTCGTGTCGGGGTGATTCTGCATGCCCCGATTCTGCCGCAACCAGGTCGGCGGTCAACGTCGCGCGGGGTTTTTGTGCGACCAAAACGCAGGTGACGCGCATGCTAAATCAGTGATGCGATGCATCGCTGTCGTGCAACAGAAAACAAACTAAATCGCATATTAAAACTTCACCGACGCGAATATTAAATCAGAATTCTTTTATCTAAATCCCTTGCGGAAACCCCATGCGTGGGGAGCGCGAAAACCCGTCCGCAGTGTCGCCGGATCTATCTTCGCGGCCGGGTCTGATGGTCGAATGCAGCGTGCCCGGAAGCGCTCTCGCGAGCGTGCGCCTCTGTGTTCCGGTCGCATGAATCGTTGACAGATCGTCTAAATCAGCGCTGACATCGCATCGAATACCAAGTCAACGGCGCCGGTTCCGTCTAACTTTGGAACCTGTACGCCGTGCGGTAGCAATTCCGGAAAATGATCATGCTCAAGTACGCAACGTCGCGCTGGGGCGGTCCGCGTCCTGGATTCGGCCCGCAGCCGAAAGCGCCGCCTGCTGTGCGGCCCGATCTCGCCCGCTGGTATTGCGCCCGCACCCGCTACGACAGCGAACAGGCGGCGGCGGAAGAGATCGGGTCCCAGGGCTTTGACGTGTTCGCCCCGACCATCTCAAAACCGGCCACACGGGCGCGCCGCAACGCCGTGGGCGCGATCATCCCCGCCCGTCCTGCCCGCACTGCGCCGCTGTTCAAAACCTACATCTTCTCGCGGTTCCGGCTGATCGACTACTGGCGGTCGCGACAGCATTTGCCGAGCGTGGAGGCCATTCTCGGCCTGGCCGATGCGCCGACGCCAATGCCGGATCGCGCCATGGATCTGATCAGGGGCATGTGCGACGCCGGCGGCTGCTACCATGAGGACGGTGATGTGCCGAACTCCCTGGTTGGGGCTCTGATGCGGCTGCTTGAGGGGCCGTTTACGGGGTTCGAGGCCGTCTGCGACTGGAGCGACGGCCAACAGGTCCGCGTTCCCATCCAGTTGTTCGGCCGCGAGTGCCCGATCACGGTCGATCAAACGGCGGTCGAGCTGGTCTAATCGCGACGGAAAACCGCCATTGTGAGTGCAAGAACGAGTGTGGTTCGTTGATATTACGCACCATTATGAGGTATAGTGCGAGGCAGTGAAGGTGCTTCAACACCGACACCACCTCTGACCCGATGAGAGCTAACCTCACATGGCTGACACGACGCTAGCGGGGCACAGGCGGTGCACCAAGTGCCGGCAAGCGAAGCCGTTCACGGAGTTTCATCATGACGTGTCGACCGTGTCGGGTCTGCGCTATCAGTGCAGGGTCTGCTTTTGTAGCGGGCGGCGCGAACGCTATGCAGAGAGCGCTACCGATCGCAGGCTGGCGGCCCATCAGGCCCGGCGACAGAATTATGGGCTGACGGCGGCACAGTTCGACGCGTTCCTGTGTGAGCAAGTTGGACGATGCAGGGCTTGTGACGATCCCTTGGGGGCAGGCCGAGGCCAGATGCACGTCGATCATGACCACGCGACTGGGCAGGTTCGAGGTCTTCTTTGTCACGGATGCAACGTAGCAATTGGTTGTGCGAAGGATTCGCCGCATCGCCTGCGCTTGATGGCGGCTTACTTAGAGGCGTTCCGTCCCGTCTAAACCACCCCTTTTGAGCAGCACGTAAGTGACATTATGATGCAGTCGCTATCACCCCCGGCGCCCCTCCGGATCGTCCAAGCGACCAGCGATACCGGTCTGATCGATCTATGGGTTGGCAACTACCGCTCGGCCAATACCCGCTATGCCTACGGGCGGGATGTTCGACTGTTCCTTCGCTTCGTGGGCAAGCCGTTGCGTGAGGTCACGCTCGGGGATGTGCAGGCGTTCGCCGCGAGTATCGAACAGATGGCGCCGGCCAGCGTCGCCAGGCGGCTGTCATCGGTTAAGTCGCTGGTCGGTTTCGCGCACCGGTTGGGTTATCTGGCCTTTGATGTCGCCGCACCCGTCCAACTCCCGGCGATCCAGGACCGCCTGGCTGAACGTATCCTGACTGAGTGGCAAGTGCAGCGCATGCTGGAGATGGAGCGGCATCCGCGTAACGCGGCGATCCTGCGCACCTTGTATATCTCGGGCATCCGGGTTTCCGAACTGTGTGGCCTACGCTGGCGCGACTGCATCGCCCGCGCCGAGGGCGGCCAGATCACCGTGCTGGGCAAGGGCGGCAAGACGCGTCCGATTCTGTTGCCGACGCCGATCTGGCTCAGGAACATGTCCCTGCGGGGGGACGCTGGCCCGGATGATCCGGTGTTCCGGTCACGCCAAAAGACCCCGCTGGATCGCTCCGGCGTGCATCGGATCGTCAAAGCGGCGGCGAAACGCGCCAAACTACCACCCGGCGTATCGGCGCACTGGCTGCGACATGCCCACGCTAGCCACGCGCTCGATCGGTCAGCCCCGGTGCACGTCGTTCAAAGCACGCTCGGTCACGCCTCTCTGACCACGACAACTCGTTACTCCCACGCCCGCCCTGGCGACAGTAGTGCAAGGTATCTGGTAGCGTAATGCGTGGAAAAAAGACCGGTGGCCGAGTCAAAGGCGTGTCCTTCAATAAACCGAAGGACCCTACATCTGCCACCACACCTATAACTACACCTGTAGCGGCGCCCCCGCCGGCCGCGCCCCCCGCCGGCGGCAACCTTGACGCCTCACGGGCGCGCGCACGCACGCGAGGCAAGCCGAAACGACCCGCGCTGGCGAGTCTCGCGCTGACGGTCGAGACGTGGCCGATCGCGCGGCTTGTCGAGTACGACCGCAACCCGCGCAAGAACGATGCCCAGGTTGGCCGGATGGCGGACGCGATCAAAGAATTCGGCTTCCGTATCCCCATCGTCGCGAAGTCGGACGGCACGATCGTTGACGGCCATCTGCGGTTCAAGGCAGCGCGCCGGTTGAAGCTCCCGACTGTCCCGGTGGCGCTGGCGGACGATCTGACCGACTCGCAAATCCGGGCGTTCCGGCTGCTGGCGAACAAGTCGGCGGAATGGGCTTCGTGGGACGATGATCTGCTGCGGATCGAGCTAGACGATTTGCGGTCTGACGGCTTCGACCTGGACATGACCGGCTTCGATGCCGACGAAATCAGCGTGCTGTTCGATGAGCCTGAGCCGCCACCACCCCCGCCGGAACGGCACACCACGAAGTCGGTGGTCTGTCCGGCCTGCCAACATGAGTTCGCGCCCTGATGCCAGCTCGAAAGCCGAAACCCGCACCCCCGACGAAACGCAAACGCAGTCCCGAACCCGCACCAACGCCGCCAGTCAAGCGCAACGGCGTGACCTACGTGCCATCCGATCAGGACCGGCGCACCGTCGAGTCCATGTCCAGGTGGAATCAAGGCCCTGATGAGATCGCAAGGGTTGTCGGCATCTCGCCCACCACGCTGCGCAAGCATTTTTCGCAGGAGCTCGGGACGGCGTTCCTCCGGGCGCAAGACATGATGTGGCGATCGCTGTTCAACCAAGGCCTCGGATCGCCGGCCCGCAAGCCGGACAAGGCGAAGGGCATTGCAGGCTCTCCCGCGATCGCGCCGAACGTGAAAGCGACGATCGCGTGGCTGGAGTTCAAGGCTGGTGCGAGTGCCCGCGTTACCGTCATTGACGGCGGCACCGAGGTTGACCCCTCCGCCCTGTCGGATACCGAGATCGCCGACCGTCTGGCCAAGCTGAAGCGCTCCCCCGCTGTGCTACGGGCCGCGAAGGCGACGACGGTTCACTGAGGCGGATACACCTCATCAGCAACCTTCTCGGCGGCAAACGCCGACTTCATTGGCCGCTTACAGCACGGGCACAGCGTAACCGGCGGCCGGTGATCGTGTGGCAACACCAGCCAGGTGCCCTCGACACCACGCGAAACCGCCATGCCGTCGGATCGCACAAACGAATTCCAGCCCGGAACCTCGTCTTCGCCCATCTACCCCCCGGAGCCTAACGATGCCGCTCGACGCTGCGATCAAACCCAAGCCGGCGCGATCTGCCAAGCCCGCCGCTCCCAGCCGTGCGCAGCGTGCGACCGAGAAGACCGCCGCGATTGCTTCCGCTTTCCAGGAGATCGGCCGGGTCAACGGGACGATGATGCCGCTCTCAAAGAAAGCGGACGACAAGCTGGCCTGGGAATACTTTGCTGCGTCAGAACTGTCCTCGCTCGCGGAAAAGCGGCGGGACGTGGCCAAGCTTGCCGCGGTGAAAGGCGGCGTGATCCCCGATTACAGCGCGCACCCGTTGGAAGTCGGCACGTCGGCGACGGCCTATATCAGCGATCTGCTGACGATCGGGGTCAAGGTCACCGCGCAGGCTGACCGGGTGAACGTCCTGGGCTTGGTGGCTGATCTCAAAGCTGCCGGGGTCGAGACGCGGCTGTTGAAGCGATTGGTCAAGCGGCACACGAAGTCATTCGCCGGCGCCCATAGCGTCACCGCTCTCCTGACCGGCTGACCCGGGGCCGTCCGGCCGTGCCATCCAGTGCGTCGGCCGGCTGTTGCTGGGGATCGAACCCCATTCGCACGCCCAGCGCTCATGCCCGCTGACATTGGTCCAGTAGCAGTCGGTCACCCGCCGCCCGAGGAATTCGTCGGTATCGGCACGCCACCATTTGAACCACAGGTCGATCCTGGTGCCGTCCTTCGGCGCGGTTTCGATCGGGTGCCATTCGCTCATCCGAACAGCCTACAGGAACTCCCGTCATGGACCAGCCCGGCACCATCGCCGCCGTCATGGCGCGGCTCGACTTCCTGGAAAAGCGGGTCTCGGCCGTTGAGTCGGTGCTGTTCAACGAACTCATCGCCCTGGGAACGGATAGGCCAAGCGGCGCGGAAATGCAGGACCGGTTAGCCGCGTTGGCGAAGCAGTCCATCCAGGTCAACCGGGGCTAACGCATGCCGGACGGCGGCACCCGCATCATAAGGCCGGGGGATCATCCCGACGTCGCCGAAGCGAGGCTGCTCGCGGAGATCCAGCGTCGGCGCGAATGCAGACGTTCGTTCCTCGCCTGGTGTATCGAAGCTCTGGCCCCGTTCGGGCAGACTCCTGCGGCGCACCACCGGTTGCTGATCGCGGAGCTGCAGGCGGTGGCGGACGGCCTGGTCGATCGGCTGATGATCTTCATGCCGCCGGGGTCGGCGAAGTCCCGTTACGCGACGGTGCTGTTCTCCGCCTGGCTGCTGGCGCGCCGGCCCAACATGAAGCTGATCGGCGCCAGCCATACGTCCGAACTCGCCGATGATTTCAGCGGCAAGATCCAGGGCTTTATCACTGAGAACCCGGCGACGCTCGGTTACAACCTGGCCACAAGGGCGCAGGGACGCTGGTACACCACCAACGGCGGCGCCTATCTCGCGGCGGGCGTCCGGGCCGGTATCCCAGGCTTCAGGGCGGATTGCCTTTCTGGTGATACAAAAGTTAACACCATCAGTGGGTTAAGACGCATTAAAGACGTGAAAGTCGGCACGGAAACCGGCTATGTTCTTTCCTATGACGAAAGGAACAAAAGACCCGTCTTCTGTCGCGTTCTTGCTGTCGCTCGGCGCAGTACTGACGCCCTCTGGCGAATTCGAACTGCCGCTGGGCGAGTGGTTGAAGCAACGGGAAACCATCGCTTCTGGACTGATGGGGGTTGGAAGCAAGCGGCGACCCTTTCTGTGGGTGACGTTTTCCTGTGCTCGGTGCGGCGCCACGAAACGGCAAACGGCGGCGGAAATGCGAAAGCTTCTGGGCCGGTATGCGACGGGCCCGCATTGCAGCAAGGCTTGCTCCACTCGGGCGAACAACGTTTTGCGGGGGTTGCCCGAACAGAGGAAATGCATCGAGTGCGGCAAGGCTATTCCCTCGAGACGGGCGTCGGGCCTGTTCAGTCGGTTTTGTTCGACACCTTGTCGGATTGCCCACGTGAAAAGGAAGGGTATGGAACGCCGGCGCCTTCCTGCGCCTCTTCCGCGTCCATGCGGATTTTGCAACCTCGTGTTTGTACCGAAGACGCGGGACGCACCGGGGTTATATTGCAGGCGGGTGTGCAAGGATCGTGGGCACGCCTTTCAGATGGTCGGAAAGGCCAATCCGGGCTGGCGCAATGGAGCGAACCCACTCCGCCAACAGCCGCATTCGGCGCGGGCCTTTCGCAAGACGAAGCCGGACATCCTGGAACGGGATGGCTTCAAATGTGTGGTGTGCTCGGCAGCGGTGAGGTTGCAGGTCCACCATATCGACATGAACTCAGCGGACAATCGCTGGTCGAACCTAGTAACGCTCTGCGCAGACTGTCACGAACAACTGCACGGCGGAGAGCGGTCGAAACCGAAGCGGATACTGTGGCCGTGGTTGAGCGAATATGCCAGCCAGCCGAGGTATTCGACATCCAAGTTGAACGAACCGAGTGCTTCTTTGCTGAAGGCATCCTAGTCCACAACTGCGCGATCATTGATGACCCGGTGAAGGGCAGGGCCGCCGCGGACTCCGGGCCTGATCGCAAGCAGGTATGGGACTGGTACAACGGCGACCTGGAACGCCGCCTGACGCCGAAATCGTCCGTCGTTCTGATGATGACTCGCTGGCACGAGGACGACCTGGCCGGCAGACTGCTGGCAACCGAGCCGCATCGCTGGCGGGTGCTCAAGCTCCCGGCTGAGGCGGAGGATAATGACCCGCTTGGCCGGGCGCCGGGCGAATGGCTCTGGTCGGACGATACCTATGGTTTCGGTCAAGGCCTGGCGCAGATCAAGCAGTCGCTCTCGGAGCGTGCCGCCTCGCGGGAGTGGACCGCGCAGTATCAGCAACGGCCCGTCCCGGACTCGGGATCGTATTTCCTGCGGGATTGGCTGCGCTCGGTGCCAACCATTCCGCCGCGCTCAAGCCTGCGAGTGTTCGGCGCTTCAGACTACGCGGTGACTGACGACGGCGGGGACTTCACCGTGCACATCGTGGTCGGCGTCGACAGCGACGACCGGCTTTACGTTCTCGATCTTTGGCGCGGCCAGACCGCTTCGGATGTCTGGGTCGAGCGGTTCCTGGATCTGGTTCAGCAGTACAAGCCAATGGGCTGGGCCGAAGAGGCGGGGCAGATCAGGGCGGCAATGGGGCCGCTGCTGGACAAGCGATCGCGCGAACGCCGGACCTACGTGGCGCGGCAGACGTTTCCCACGCGCGGCGGCGATAAGAGCATCCGGGCCCAGAGTATCCGAGGGCGGATGGCGCTCAACGGCCTCTACATTCCGGCGGACGCGCCATGGCGGGCGGATTTCGAACCGGAGTTGCTGAGCTTTCCTGCGGGCAAGCACGACGACCAGGTCGATGCTTTGGGGCTGATCGGCATGCTGCTGGATAAGATGCTGCCGCCGCCCGGGCCGAAGCCGCCCGCCCCGCCAACCGACTCCTGGGATCGGGCGTTCAACCGCAACCGTGATGATGACGACAGTGGCTGGAAGGTTGCCTAAGCCGCCTTCCGCTCCGGCGGGGGATGACGCTCATGGTGCTGCGCCAGCGTTTCGAGCCATGCGGCAACGTCCGCGGGGATCTGCACGGCGCCGCGTGCCCATTGCCGGACGGTGCCTTCGTGCCGGTCAAGGACTCGGGCAACGCCCCTCTGGGACCATTCGAGGCTGTCGAGGCACTCACGGAAGCGGGTCGGGCTCATTTGCCGTCTTCCAGCTTAGTGACCCGAGCTTCGAGGTCGGACCAACGGCCACCCAACACGAGAGCGTCGCCGATAAGGAACGACTTGGTGTTCGAAAAGTCCCGTTCGATGGCCGTCAGTCGGTTTAACACCCGCTCATGCTGATCGTTCAAACGGGTCGAGAGTCGGCCCTCCATCGCTTCGAGATAGGCGCGTAATTCCTCGTCCATCACGCGAACGCCTTGATGACCAGGGTTGCCACCCCGGCGATGAGAATGGCGAGTTGCCAGAGGACAAGCGTTACCCGGCCATCCAGGCGCTCCAGCTTTACGTCGATGGCGGCAAACCGGGTCTCGTATGCAGCGATAGCTTCGGCGGCCTTCCGGGCGCTGTCATCACTGACATTAGCCTCCTTAAAAGCCTGATATACCTCTGAAATCATGGCGGTCATCGGGGCTGATCCTCGTTTCCGGGCCTCATCGCCTCGGTGAGATAAATATACGCAATCCGCGTATTCCACGCAAGTCAATACGCGGTTATCACGACTTGGTTTCAAAAAAAGGGGGATAGTTTGTCTGTATCGCTGTCCGCCCCGCGCCCTCAGAGTCCACAGGGTCCGCCAACCATCGACGGCCAGCAGGACTGGCCGGGGGACGAAAACGAGCTGCTGGAGAGACTGATCCAGTATTTCGAAGAAGCCGAGATGGCCTCGACGGACTCCCGCGAGATGTCCGAGAAGTGCCGGGACTACTTCGACGGGAGGCAATACACCCCGGAAGAGGCGCGGACCCTACGCCGGCGTCACCAGCCGCCCTCGGTCAACAACTACGTCAAGCGCAAAGTGCAGCTCTACCTTGGCATGGAGCGGCGCGGCCGGTCGGATCCGAAAGCCTTCCCGCGCACCCCGAACGAGGAAACGAGGGCCGACGTCGCCACCCAGGTGCTGCGTTATATCTCCGACGACCAGCGCTTCGACGTGGTCCGGTCGTCGGCGTTCGACAACATGATGGTCGAAGGGACGGGCGGCGCGGAGGTCATCGTCGAACCGAACGAGGTCGATGGCGGCTATAATGTCGTCGTCAATCACATCCCGTGGAACCGGCTGTTCTGGGATCCGCACTCTGCCCACCCTGGGTTTTCCGATGCGTCCTATCTGGGCTGTGTGATCTGGATGGACCGGGCCGATGCCGTGGACATGTACCCGGGCTGCGAGGAGATCCTCGACAGCACGTTCGCCTCCAGCCGGAGCGATACCTTCGACGACAAGCCGCAAACCGTCTGGTCGGACAAAGCCCGGCGAAGGGTGCGCACCGTGCAGATCCATTGGAAGCGCAAACAGGACTGGTGGACCGCGACCTTGACCAAGGGCGGCTTTCTCGAAGCGGCGATGAAGTCGCCCTATCTCGACCGCCACGGCCACGCCATGTGCTCGCTGATCATGCGCTCGATCTTCATCGACCGGGACCTGCAAAGATACGGCGTGGTCAAGGACATGATTTCCCCGCAGGACTCGGTCAACAAGCGGGAAAGCAAGCTGCTGCATCTGCTCAACGTCAACCAGATCATCATGGAGCAAGGTGCGGTCGATGATGAGGACAAGGCCCGTAACGAGGCCGCCAAACCCGACGGTGTGATCGTCAGGAACCACGGCCTCGAGTTCGAAATCCGCAAGGACCAGGCCGAGGTCGAGGGGCATTTCAAGATGCTCCAATACGCCGTCGAGCAGATGAACGTGACCGGGCCGAACGCCGCGATGGCCGGAAAGGACCCCAGGGAACAGTCCGGCCGGGCAATCCTCGCGCAGCAGGCCGGTGGCCAGGTGGAGCACGAGCCGGCGGCGGACAGCCTCCGGCAGTGGAGCCACAAGATCTACGAGGCGATGTGGATGCGCGCCCGGCAGTTCTGGGGCGAGGAGAAGAGCATCCGGGTCACCGACGACAACAAGGACGTCCAGTTCGTCACCCTCAACCGCAAGGTCACGCTGCTGGAAGAACTGCAGGCGATGGCACCGCAACAGGCGCAGCAGATCGCCCGCCAGATGGGCTTGCAGCCGGGTGATCCAAGACTGGGCCAGACGGTGCGGATCGAACACGCGCTGGATGATCTCGACGTCGATATCACCGTCGAAGAGGGGCCGGACAGCCCGACGATGCAGGCCGAACAATTCGGCCAGATCATGGCGCTGCCGCCGATGGTGTTACAAAACTTCCCGCCCGAGTTCTTCATCAAGGCAAGCTCGCTGCGCAACAAGGACGACCTGGTGAAGATGCTGGAGGAGCACCAAAAGCAGCAGGCGCAGAGCCAGCAGGGCGCGCAGGCGATGCAAGGTGCCCAAATCGCCAAAGTCCAGGCCGATGCCAAGGACCGCAACGCGCAGGCGATGGAACGGCTGCACAACATCGCCGTCGATCACGCCGGACAGCCGGCGCAACAGGCGCAACAGGCGGCGGACGCTGCCAGTACGCGGGCGCAGGCACTGGGAACGCTGCACGGCATGGCGATGGACCACGCCGCGTCACAGGAGCCGCCGGTCAACGGATTGGCGGAGCCGGCGCAACCCGACCCGCTGGCGGTGCAGGGACAAGCCCACGACCAGGCCATCGAACGCGCCAGGCTGGCTCTGGCGGCGCAGCAACAGGCGCATGCGCAAGGTCTGGCCTTGGCCCAGCACGGGCTGGCGGTACAGCAAGCCAACGAGCCGCCGGTTCAAAGTCCGCAGCCGTGAGCGATGCGGATGCTCTCGGTTTGACGGTTACCTTCACAACCGGTTCGGCGACAGTGATTACGTTATCGCAGCCAATCGCCGATGAAAAGGTCGATCCGATGCGGCGGATGATCGCCAGATGGCGACAGGAATGGCACCGGCTCGAACATGGGCTGGCAGAGCAGCAGGCCAACCAGCCACCGCCCATACCTGGGCAATGACCGAGGCCAACCACCCCGGTTGTCGCGTCAGCAGAGTCCGCACCAAGGCCGGCGCTGATATCAGCATTCTGAAAACCGAACTGAAGGACAACCGGTTCATCCGCACGCTGATCCACATGCTGGACAAAGCCCGCAAGGGTGACGTGCGCAGCTTCGCGATGGTTGTTCGCATCGAACGTGACGACGGCAACATGGCCTGGGTCGAGGCGGCCGATGTGCTGTCCGACGAAGATGGCGGCGACGTCTACATGCTGCTGGGCGGCATGGAGGCCATCAAAGCCCGGCTTATCGCTGAACACGCTGACAAAGGAACCCCACCATGAAACGCCTGCTTCTCGCTGCCGTCGCCGCGCTCGCCCTCGTCCCGGGCGCCTTCGCGCAGACCACCAACGCCCCGCCCGGGATGTCAGCAGGGGGCGCGATCAACCCGGGCTATTTCGCCGCCAACACCGACGCGCAAGGCTTCAACACCGACTCGCTGACCCCGGCTCTTGTCGTCCCCGCGACATCAACCGCGCAGGCGGCCTGGACCAACGGCCAGGTCACCAGCGGCACGGTGATCACCACCAAGGCCACGGTGATCACCACCTGCTCGGGGACGACGGGGCCAACCCTGCCGAGCGTGCAGCGCTACGAGCCAATCACCATCATGAACCGCTCCGGCGGGTCGTGCCTGATCTTCCCCTCGATCGGCGCCACGGTTGAAACCGCGCTGGGCACCGATGGCGCGGCAAATGCTGCGTTCACCATGCTGACCAATACCGACGTGACGTTCCGCCCGATCACCGCGACGCGCTGGTTACAGTAACGACGTTAGATCCCGTCCCGTCTCGGCGACGACTTGGCTGCAGAAGCCTCCATTTCGGCGATCATCTCGCGGGTAGCCTTTTGACGGCGCACGGACTCGGCCATATAGGATTGGCTGAATTCCGCAGCCTCTTCGCGTAGTTGCTCCCACTCCGAGTCGTCACACTTCCCCTGCAGCCTGCGTAACGCATACACAATTCCGAAAGCGTACGCGGTTTTGCCTTTCGGCGAGTCCATCAGGAAGTTGTTGTTTAGCGCGACCTCTAAAGTTCTCACCCAATCGACTTCCACGGGATTCATTTTCTACCTCCATTATGCCACCCATACCGCGCAGCACGGGGCCAACGCTACCGGGCCAACGCTGCTTCCCGCCGCCGGGGAACACTATCCGGGCGCTTCCGCGCGTTAGCTGACGTCGCGCACAGCACAGCCGCCGCCGGGCTCTCTCGGGCGTTTCCAGGATACCTTCAATGGCCAAACAAGCGGACACCAAGGCTGCACCGGAAAAGCTGCGCTCAGCAGTCTCGCCTCTGAGCGCGGAGGAAGAAGTCGCCCGCGGAAAGTTCAATGACAAATTGAACCGATCAGAGGATAGGCTTCGCCGGGAGCTCGCCAATGACGCTGCTGTGGACGCAGCAATATCGGCATTTAAGGGCATGGCCTATGTCGATACGCAGTTGGTCGAGCGCCTCAACAAGCACCGGCATCCGTGGAAATTCGCTTACGACCACGTCAAGGCCGCTGAAGCCAAAGGTGACATCCAACCCGTGGTTACGGGGAGTATTCACTGATGGCCAAAGAACTCGACGATTTCCTCGGGGAAGACACCGGGCAGGCGGAGGCTGATCCGCCGTCCGCCGCGGAACCGACCCAAGAGGGATCGCCGGCCGCGGAGCCGGGGGAGTCGACTCAACCGGCGCCCCCGGTCGAGCCAAAGGAAACCGATACCGACCACCCGGTGCCGGACGACGTCGCCGGTTTGCGTTCGGCGATCCAGGCCGAACGGGCCAAGCGCAACGACCACAAAGGCCGCGCCGACCGGTTGGAAGGCGAGATGGCGGCGATCCGGGCCGAACTGGAAGCCGCCCGCAAAGCTCCGCCCGCTGTTCCCGTAGCACCCGTGGTTCAACCGCAAACCCAGCCGGTCGCGATCCCGAACATGATCGAGGATCCGCAGGGTTATCACGACTACCTGGTGCGGCAATTCGAGATCAAACGCTTCTCAGACCGGTTGGATAACTCTGAGGACCGGTTACGTGCGCAGATCGGCGACGACGCCGACGTTACCGCCAAGATAGCCCGGTTCAAGGAGCTCGCCGCGGCCGACCCTGCGTTGGCGGAAAAACTCAAGAAGGACCGCCACCCGTATAAATTCGCCTATGACTACGTCACGGAGGAAGCGGAGCGGGCTGAGATTGGTGACGTTAAAGCGTTCCGCGCGAAGGTTGCGGCCGAAGAACGCGCGAAGCTTGAAGCCGAGTTCGCCGGGACCCAGCAACCGGCTGCCGCAACCCGGATCCAACTGCCGCAAAGCCTCGGCACCGCGCGATCGGCCGGGCCAAGGTCAACGCCGGTGATCAATATCGCTGAGAGCTTCGACGACATTCTCTCGGTGCGGAAGTAGGATTTTACCGCAATACAACCCCGCCGCCGGGGTGCCGCAAGGCAACGGGCGTTCTCGATACCCCGTAGGTCAGGTCGGGTCTGACGCGCTGCCGCCGAGCTCCTAGATCGGGCGTCCAAGTAAACTCCCCAATTGATCTAGTATAGGACGCCAACATGGCAGACATGAACATCACGCCGGCCAGAGCCGGTCTGACGCCGCAACTATGGGACAAGCAGTTCTTCGCAGAGTATATCAGGAAGAACCGCTTCAAGAAGTACATGGGCACCACCGAGTCCTCGATGATCCAGGTCAAGGACAGCCTGACCACGAAGAACGGTGACTCAATCACCTTCGCCGCCGTCCGCCGTCTGGTCGGGGCCGGGGTCACCGGCAACACCGTGCTCGAAGGTAACGAAGAAATCCTCGACCAGCGCTCGATGAAGCTGGTTGTCGCGCCGATCCGCCACGCCGTCTCGGTGTCGGAATGGGACGAGCAGAAGTCCACCATCGACCTGCGTGACGCGGCGAAAACCTCGCTGCAGAACTGGTCGATGGAGAAGTTGCGCGGCGATATCATCATCGCGCTGTCGGCGGTGAACATCTCGTCCGGCGTGTTCGTCCCGTACACCGCGGCGACCGCGGCGCAGCGCAATCTGTGGCTGGCGAGTAATTCCGACCGGGTCAGGTTCGGCGCGGCGGCGGCGAACTTCTCCGCCGGGGTGATGGCGACCGCGCTGGCCACGCTCGACAACACCAACGACAAGATGAGCGGCGCGTTCCTCTCGCTGTGCAAGCGTCAGGCGCAGACCGCATCGCCGCATATCCGCCCGATCATGACCAACGACACCAACGACCAGGAATGGTTCGTCGCGTTCATGCCAAGCCTGGTGTTCCGCGACTTCAGGAACGATCCGGCTGTACTGAGCGCCAACGCCAACGGCCGGCCGCGTGAAGGCGACTGGATGGCAAATCCGATGTTCTCCGGTGGCGATCTGGTGTGGGATGGGATTATATGTCGGGAGATCCCGGAGTTGCCAGTGCTGACGGGTGTAGGGACCGCGGGTATCGACGCCGCCGCTTCTTACCTGTGCGGGGCTCAAGCTATCGGTGCCGGCTGGGCGCAACGGAGTCATACAACAACCAACGTCCGCGACTATGGCTACTTTCACGGCGTGGGCGTCCAGGAGCTGCGCGGGATCGGAAAACTCTGTTTCGGAAGAGATCCCGCCGTTGACACGACTACACTGGTGGATCAAGGAGTCTTCACCATGTACACAAGCTCGGTCGCCGACGTATAAGTAACGAATAAGGGTAATACATGCCGCGCTTCGTCGCCAAGCCCGTGATCGTCACCGCGTTCCAGTACGATGGCCATCTTCACCTCATGCCGGAGGCGTTCCGCCTCGCTGTGCGGGGCCATCGGGCGGGTGGCATCATCGAGGTGATGACTGGCGACGGGGTGCGGCAATGCAAGCACGAGGACTGGATCGTGCATGGCCCGGACGGGAGTTTCTCGGTCCAGCGCAACGCCATGTTCGAAACCTGGTTCACTGAACAGACGCACGTCGAGCCACCCACACCAACCCCGGCCGCTCGCGCCGATACGAGGAGAAAAGCCCATGCCTAGCAAATCCGACCGCCCGGACGAGTCCGAGCAGGCCCGCGCCCAGTCACAACCCACTCCGGCGGCTGCTGGACCGACGGCACCGGATGAACCCGGCAAACTGATGGAACCGGCCGCGCCGGCGGGTGCGGAAGCGCAGCTACCGCCCGGGCTGTCTCCCCCGGGACAAGGCGCGCAAGTGATCCTGACCGGCGATGCGCAAGCCGCGGCACGGGGTGGGATTCACGGCGATATCGGCCTCAACACCCAGGCGCGGGATCAGGCAATCGCGGCGGGTCACGTCGTCGAGGGCACCACCGCGGTCGCGGCGGCCGATGCCACCACGATCGCCGGCACCGATGAGATCGACGAAGCGGAGGCCGCGGCCGTTGCCAAGGCGCATGCGGACGCTCAGGCGGCCAGGATCGCCCGAGCGGCGAAAAAGCCGGCGTAATTCTACCCCGTAGCGGGCCGATCCAATGTGGCCCCGCTATCCGTCCGGGGACCTATCGCGCCGGCGGCCCTTCCGGGGCGGGCGCGCCCGGACGGACGCAATAAGGACAACGCGAAGTGCCGCTGAATGCCCTGGCTGATCTTGGTGACGGCACCCCGCTCCCGCCGAATGCCCTGCTGGCTGCGCAGCCGATGCAGCCAGCGCCAACACCGCAGCCGGTCCAGGCGGACCCGTACGACATGACGGCGCGCTATAACACGCCGCTATCCCCGGCCGATGAGGCCGCGTTCCAAGCCTGGGGCCAGCAACAGGAGGCCCAAGGCGGGCGCAACCCGGCGGCGGATGTCTATGACTACGATATGCGGGGGTTCTGGAAGTCAGGGGCGCAGTTCGCACCCAACGGTCACGGCGGCGATGAGTTCAAAAAGCCCAACCACCCGACGTTCTCGACCTTCTCGAACCTGCACGGGGTGGATGGCAACCAAGGCGGCACCTGGACCGGGGATGGACAGTCCGGGACGTTTACCCCGGGGGCGACGAACTTGCAGTTTCACGGCCCCGGCGACCTGCAGCAATACTTCCAACAGACCGAGCCGAACCATCAGCTCATTCTGCCGCCACAGCCGACGAGGTAAGGACAACGATCATGACCGAGCCACATCCTGAACTCGGCAAACCCTGGGCGGCGGAAGGGGAAAGCCGGCCGTCGCGCTTTCGCACCCCACTTGCGCATGCGCCTGGCCATAACGGCGGCGTGCTCTACGTCAGGGACGGGCAGGGCGCCGAAGGTGAACGCTGGGTGACGCTCTGCACCTGGAACGCCTGGGTCAGGGACACCAACGCAGCGCCGTTCAAAGTCGAAGAAGACAAGGCGCCATGGCATGAAGAGGAGGGAGCTTGACCGCGACCGTAGCCCAGCTCGGCGCCCGCGCACTTCGAAAACTCGGCATCGCTATCGTCGCTGACGCATCGCGTCCGGCTTCCGGTGCCGTGATGACCGCCGCTGATGTCGCGGCCAGGGTGCTGCTCGATCTCGGCCTTCCAGTCGCCGAAACCGACCGTCCTCCCCCTGCCGGTATTATCGCCCAGGCTGAAATCGCATCCCGTGCTCTCCGCGCGGTCGGCATCAACCCTGCCCCGATCGGTTTGGGCACCGCGACCGGGACTACGTTCGCCGCCGCCGCACTCGCTACCGCCGCCTTGCTCAAACTCACCGTCATCGCCTCGGACGAAACCCCATCCGCCACTGACCAGGCCGAAGCCCTGGCCCGGGTGAACGACGTGCATGATATCCTCGCCGGGGCGGATTACGTCACCTGGACCGCGGCGACGGTGCCTGCCGCGGTCGCTGAATTCTACATCATCATGGCGGCGAACCTTCTGGGGCCGCAGTTCGGCAAGCCGGCCAGCGCGGAGGCGTTTTCTGCGGCGCAAGCGATGGTCCGAGTACAGGTCCTATCCGGTGCGCCGGGTCAGGCGTTGGCGGTCTTAAAGGTCGCCGAAGTTCACGAAGTGCTCAATGCTGCCGCGCTCGTGGCATGGGACGTGGGTAATATTCCGCTGGCGCTGGCGCAGCCCTACGTCGAGATGACCGCCGTTCTGCTGGCGCCGATCTATGGCTATCAACAGGATGCTCAAGGCCGAGCCGCCGATAAGACCGCGTGGGATAGCGCGATTGCCACGGTCCGGCGCGCGGCGGTCATTCGCGGGGCGTTGTCGCGGGCAACCGGGCAAGTGCAGGCGGTGCAGGCGGAAATCAATGCGCTCGGCCTGGTGTCCTGGGACTCCGATCATATTCCGGCGTCACTCGGTGAAGCGATGGCCGCATTGGCGGGCCTTCAACTCGGCAACGAATTTGGCAGGGAAACCGACCCGAAGGCGTTCGCGCTGGCTGAGGACCGGGTGCGAAAGGTATCGATGGGCGGGCCGGCGGGGCAGGCCCTGGCGGAGCAGAAGGTCCGCGCGGTGCAGTATTCCCTCGAAGCACGTGGCCGGGCGCGATGGGGAATTTTTGATATCCCAAGCTGGGCTGAAGAAGACCTAGTGCTGATGGCGGCTACCCTGCTGGCGCCGGAATGCGGGGTCAAGGCTGATCCGAACTGGTATGCGGCGGCGGAGATGGACCTGATGCGGATCGTCTCGTTGCCAAGCGAGCGTGAGCCAGTGCGGGCGACGTACTTCTGACAACGGAGGATTCGATGCCGGATGAACATACGGGACTGCCCGTCCAAGGCTACCGCCCGCAATCAGCGGCCGCAGTGGACCTGGTGAACGCCAACAAGGCGATTGAGGAGGGTGTGCTCCGGGCGCTCGATGCGATGGCGACCGTCCTGGAAATCGACAAGCGCTGGCTGGCGATCGGGCGCACGCACATCGAGACCGGTTTTATGGCCGTCAATCGCGCCGTGTTCAAACCGGCGCGGGCCACGTTACCGGGCGATCCACCGGTCATCTGATGTCCACCTTTCACCTCGCCACCTCACGCCAGCAACGCAATCCGGTGCGGGTCCAGCAATGGAACGGCTCGCTACGGGCCGGTGACGACCTCAAGCTGGCGTTGACCTGCTACACTGACGACCTCGGCACCCTGGTCGATCTCAACAACGCAAGGTCGCAACTGGCGCTGTATTACGACGAAAGGGGCGGTCCCGGCTGGGGAGATGGCTACTGCTGTGACTACGGCTGGGGTTGGTTCACCATCCCCCGCACCCCCGCCCAAACCGTGGCAGGCTACTCTGCCGGAACGCTGTGGCCGGGGCAGACGAACTTCTACCTGCCGCCGTTGACCACGCAGACCTTGCGCGGGCGCTACAAGCTGCTGCTCGAACTTGACCTCCAGGATGGCACCTCAACCCAGGTCGAGGGCATCCTGCAAATGCGCGGCGGGATCACCAACACCCTCGGACACTCCCAGCCGGCGGTGTTCACGCTGGATCAGTCGCTGCTGGACGGCCCTGACGTGCTGGCGGGATTGCTGAATGATGCCGGGGTTGCGGTCGACGCCGACGGTTTCCCCTGGCAGCCGTCCACCGGGGTGGCGATCGTCACGCCGCCTGGAACGGTGTTCCGGCTGGTCGATACCGGGCTGGTGGCGATCGGCGTCGACCAGGGTTCCGCCTTGGTGTTCGGGGCGTTGACCAATGTTTTCGGCGGCGGTGCAGCGGGTGCCGGCGGGTGCCTGCCAGCAACCGTGCTCGCCGGGACGATTAAGGCCGTGAACGCCACACTATTGGATAAGTTCGTATATCCGCCATCTGGCGGGTTCATCGGCTCCGCGGCAGTCAATGTCGCGGTGATCCTGTCGCCTGGGCAGCGGCTGGCATTCGACACGGCGGACGGGGTTCACTGGTTCGCGTCCTAGCCTGCGGCTGAGACTTTCCCCTCGATCGAGGATCCCCCAACGATGCGCCTGAAACAAGCGCTCCTGGCGCTGTGCCTTGGGCTGCTCCCCTTCGTGGCGTGGGGGCAGACGCCGGCAACCTTTGCGCCCAACTCGCCGCTGGGTTCGGCGGCGCTGAATGCAGCGTTCGGTGTTAAGGCGGACGCGGCGAACCCGGTTATCACGGGCTCGCTGACGCTTGGCGGCACCGGGCCGATCACTGGCTTTGGCACCGCGATCGGCCAGGCGCCGATATGGATCAATCACAACGGGTCCGGGTTCCCTGGGCTGCATCCCACCTCGCGCCTGATCATCGAAGACCAGGTGCCCACAGCAACCGATTTCGCCACGCTGCAAATGAACCGGACGACTGCCTTTAGCGGCGGATCACTCGCCAACACCAACAGCATCATCCGTCTGCTCGGCACCTATGGCGCCGGCGATAAAACATCCAACACCTTGATCGCGGCGACCGGGGCGACCAGCGGCACGGCTGGCGGGCAGGGCATCGCCGGGCAGTTCCAGATGGTCCGCAACGCCGGTGCGACCGACAATATCTGGGGTCTGATCAGCGACACGATCGACAAGACCGGGCTCGGCACGTCGGCCGCCGTCGTCGCCAATCAGGCCAGCGCCGAGATCGACCTTGAAGCCAACGGGCCGGACGATGCGACCAACGCCAACACATTCGGCGGCGTCGGCGTGCGCAAGGGCATTCATATGGTGGCGTTCCGCTGGAACAACGCCAATACGACGCAGACCGAGATCAGCAACGGGATTTGGTTCTCGACCGGTAACCTGACCGCCGGCTTTCCGACCGATGCCTTCACCAACTATCAAAGCGCGATCGGTTTTACCACCAACACCCAGATCCGCAACGCGCTCGACACCAGGGGCGCGATCACCCCGGCCGGCAGCGCCAACCCTGTCTCCGCCGTGACCATGACGGCGGGGCACGTGGTCGATTTTAACGGCCCCCCCACGATCACCGCCGCGCCGCGCAATACTCTCACTTTCGACAGCGGCAGCGGGAAACTGTTCTATGCCGTCGCCGGCGTGAACAAATGGTCGGTCGATGCCTCGGGCAACATACGCGCCGCCGGCACCCTCACCGGATCCGTGACACCGTGATCCGCCTCGCGCTCATCGCGGGACTCCTCCTCCCCATCCCAGCGCTGGCGCAAACCCCGCAACGGGCCGGCCCGCTCGGCATCCAGAACGCGCTGGGGGAGATCGCCAGTAACGGCACCCAGGCAACCGCACGGGCCAACCTCGGGCTGGGTTCGATGGCAACCCAGGGTCCGGCAGCGGTCGCCATTACCGGGGGATCGATATCCGGACTGTCCTCCCTTGGGGTGACGGGCAACGGGACGATCGGCGGAACGCTCGGGGTGACCGGGGCGGCGACGGTCGGGTCCGGGGCCAATGCTCAGGTAGTGCTAACCCCCGGTGCGAGCACCGCGGCGGCGGCCGTCATCTCGACCAACGGCGCCGGCCTGCAACTCAACGGCGGCGCGACCGGAACCAACGTCGTCGGCGGCGGCCCGCTGGTGTCAAACAATGGTGTCAACATATCGAAAGGGCTCGCCCCGGCCGCGGCGGCGTTAGGTCCATTATCCACCTGGACCGTTAATTTATCCGGCAGCACAACCACACTCAGCCCGGCAATATTCTCGATAAACAATTCAGGCGGCGATACCCTCGCCATCGCCAGTCCGGCCGCCAACTTCGTCAACTTCCTCGACTACCGCTACAACTTCGGCGGCGCTGCCATGACAGGCAACCGGAACCTGTTGAACGTCAAGGCCACACAGACCGCACAGTCCGGCAACCTTGCGTCCGGCGTGGTGCCCGGCGGCCCGTTCTATCAATCGGCCAACATCGCCTTCCAGGCCAACGCCACGGAAGGCGGCACATCCACCGGGCAGGCGGGTTCCTACGGTCAGATGTATGCCGGCGGCTCGATCATCCGCACCCTGTCCACCGCGACCAATTTCCATGAGGTGACGAACTGGGAGTTCGATCTCAACACCGCAGCCGCGTCCTACAAGAAATTCGGCGCCAAAGTAACGCAACTCCCGACCGACGTAGCTCAGGGCGTGCTGGACGGCGCTTTCGTTATTGAAAACGGCGGCACCTCGGCAACCAACGGCTGGCATAATGGCTTCCTGGCGATCCAGCCGAACGCCAACTTTCCCTATGCCACGGATGGCACGCTGTTCAATGCGCCGATGCCGCAGGACTACGCGACGCTCAACACGATGGCGAACGGCATCAACCTGGAACCACTCTTTACCGGCAACGCGTTCAGGTCGCGCGGCATGGGGATCGATGGCGCCGGCACCATCCACGTGGGCAACGGCTACCTGGCCGCTACAGCGGGCGGCGCCAGCCTGGACACGACGGGGAGCCTCGGCCCGGCCGAGGGCGCCACCATCAGCGGCGCGGCGTTGGTCAGCGGCGGCACCTCCGGACGGGTCACGAATACGGTAATGTATGGCCCGAATGGCGGCATATACAGCATTACCGGGGCGGCGGCGGGGGTTGTCACGCAGTTGACTGTGCTGCGCCAGCCGGCCTTCAACTCGGCTACGCCGCCAGCCAATCCGATCTCATTGACCGACGCTCTGGCCAACGCCGGGAATACCGTCGGAACCGTGCAGATCAACCTGACCTGGACGCAGCCGAACGCGCTGGCGGTCCAGCCCACCGCCGCCGGCAAGCTCGGCTTCAACGGGAGCACGCCGATCGTCAAACCCACCGGCGTTGCCGTCACCGCGGCCGGCATTCACGCCGCCCTCACCTCACTCGGACTGATAGCGCCATGATCCGCATCCTCATCGCAGCCGCCCTGCTCGCCCCCGTCGCCGCCCTGGCGCAGCCCACACCGCAGCAACCACAGCAACAATCCTCCCCGGAGCAAGCCGCGCTTGGGCAGATGGTAATCGAAGCCGCCCAGCGGGAAGCATCGCTGCGCGCGCAACTGATTACTGCTGAAACTAAACTTCGCGCGGCGGAAGCGGCGAAACCATCCCCACCGCAACCCGGCGCTGACAAGCCCGCAACACCGTAATGTCCGAGACCCTCTCCGCGCTGCAGACCGCGCTCGCGCCGAAGACCGGATTGCACCCGGTCTCGCTGGCGTCGGAGTCGTACGAACTCATCAGCACCGGCTCAAGCGAACAACTGCTCAACTTCTTCGCCGAAAAACTCCCCCCCGGCGGCCGCTCGCCGTTCATCCTCAAACCCACACCAGGCCTTACTCTGTTCGATACGCTCGGCACCGGGCCGATTTTGGCGCTTGAGGCGCTGACCTCGCCGGTCGCCGGATCACATCAGCGCACCGGGCAGTACTGGGCGATCTCGGGCAACCACGCCTACAACCGCCGCGAGGATCTCGGCGGGGCGTTCGATCTGGGTTTTATCGGCACCCCCGCTGCCGGGATCAAGCCGGCCGATTACAATGGCGTCTCGATCGCGGTCGGCCTGGGCCATGTACTGTTCTGCGTGCCGCCGGAAGTCTTTGTGCTCGACAAAATCTCACTTGGCATGACCCAACTTATTCCGGGTGTGAACAACTATCCGGCGATCGGCGCTTCGTCTGTGGCCTACATGGATGGTTACTACGTGTTCTGTTCGTTCACTGGCGAGCAGGTTTTTGTCTCCAACCTGCTGGACCCCACGCACTTTACCGCGCTGGCGTTCGCGCAAATCTCAGCTTATGCCGACTATGTGGACTTCCTCTTTGTTCACAACAGCCAGCTTTGGATGTTCGGCCAGAACGCCGCGCAACCCTGGTACGACACCGGCGATCCGACCTTCCCGTTCGCCCCGATGCCCGGCACCCAGGTGCCTTATGGGCTAGGCTCGCCGCGGTCGATCGTTGAAGTCGACAACTCGATGATCTTTCTGAGCAACGATGGCTGCGTGTATCAAATCAGGGGCGGCGGCGCGGTCAAGATCAGCTCGCCCGCTTTGGAAGAGCAGCTGTCGCGCTACAACGGCGGCTATCTGCGGGCGATTAAGGCCTGCGGGTTTTCTTACGAGGGGCATAAATTCTACAGTCTTTCCCTGCCGGTGGCCGGGGTCAGCTTTGTTTACGACTGCGACACCAAGCTCTGGCACCAGCGCTCGACCGACGGCGGGGTTTGGCTGGTCAATACCGCGACGCACCTCGACGCCAGGGTGATATGTGGCGACCGGACCAATGGCAATTTATACCACATGGACTCATCCAATCCGCTGGAGAACGGCGTCGCGATGGCAAGACGGGCAGCACTTCCGGCGCTGGTCGGGCACGGCCCGCGCACGTTCATGAACCGGCTGGAGATCGAGATGAGCGTCGGCGTCGATGGGGGCTCGATCAGCGTCGACTGGTCCGACGATGGTGGGGAAACCTACCGCACGCCGGCAAGGGTGCTGAGCACTGGAGCGCCGGGGGCGACCAGGACACGGGTTGCGACGACGCGGCTGGGCTCGTTCTACACCCGGAACCTGAGACTGCAGACGGCGGCCGGCAATCCGACGATATACGGCGTCGACTGCGACATTCCCCCCAGGGCCGCCTGATGGCGATCATCAACCGCAGCCACCAGGTGCCGACGGGACAGCCGATGCTGCTGGGCGACACGCGCGTGGTCTCCGGGGCCTGGGCGCGGTGGTTCCAGGATGCCGCGGATCAGTTGCAGCGTTTGGTGCCGTCCTGGGCCACGTCGGGGCCGAAGGTGATTTACGCCAATGACGCGGCGGCGGCGGCCGGGGGTGTGGTGCTTGGGGGGTTGTACTTCGACGGCACGATAATTCGGGCGCGCCTCGTCTGATGCGCAATTTCCTGAAGCTGGCATCAGGTTTCGATGTGACCCCCATCATGCTGGAGCTGCACCGCTCGCCCGGCCTCTGGGATGAAAACACCCATCGGCAGAGCTATCCCGGCACCCCGCACGCGGACACCAACTCGGTTTGGGTGCGCTACCGTCCAGCTGCTGAAATCAAGGACCTGCGTTCGTTCGCCGAGCAGCACCGCAACGTGTTCTGGCCGGCGTGGCGCGAACTGCCGTCGCTTCGGCCGCTGGTGTTCGGTCTGATGACCAGGGTGTCCGCCGTCGAACTCGGGTCGATCCTGATCACTCGAATTCCGCTGGGTGGCGAGGTGCGGCTGCATTCGGACAAGGGCAGCTGGGCGCCTGAATTCTACAACACGAAGGTGCATGTGACGCTGGCCGGTTCTTCGGAAAGCACTTGCGACGGGGAGGTTGTTACCATGGTGCAAGGTGACATTTTCACTTTCGACAACTTGCGCCCGCATAGTGTCCTGAACAATGGCGACCGTGACCGGATCGTCTGCATTATCAGCATGAGGTGCGAACCATGAAGTACCGCCAACTCGATGAGCAGCCGGTCGAGACCAATATTCACCTATGCGAAGGACTGTTCGTGAAGCATGCGATCTTCGCTGCCGGCACGTATATACCACAGCATAGTCACGAAACCGCCCACCTCAGTGTGGTTGCCTCCGGGGCGGTTCGGGCCTGGGCCGACGGCGAGCTGCTCGGCGAATATCGCGCGCCGGCCGGCATCGTCATCAAGGCGCGAACGAAGCATATGTTCCTGGCGCTGGAGCCGCTGACGGCCATTCTGTGTGTGCATCGCGTGGATGAGACCGGCGAGCCGAGGATTCACGAAGCGCACCATATCGATCTGGAGGATGCATAGATGCCGTGGGCAGTTGCCGCCGCCGCCGCGGTCAGCGTCGCCGGGTCGGCGATCACCGCGAACAGCCAGAGCGATGCGATCTCGAAAGGTCAGCAGCAGGCCAACGCCAGAGTCCAGCCTTGGGTCACGACGGGGACGGGCGCGAACACCCAACAGGCCGACCTGCTCGGGCTGAACGGCCAACCCGCGGCCGATACGGCTGTGAAGTCGTTTCAGGCTTCCCCTGGCTACGGCTATCAGGTCTCCGAAGGTCTGCGAGCGGTCGATGCCGGCGCCGCTTCGCGCGGGACATTGGTGTCGGGCTCGACCCTGAGGGCGGAGCAGACGCTGGGATCGAACCTCGCCAACCAGGACTTTGGCAACTACATGACCCGGCTGAACACCCTGTCGACAGTGGGCGCGAACGCGGCGTCCGGTCAGGCCAGCACCGACACCAGTGCGGCCGGTGCGCAAGCCAAGATCACCGGCGCCGAGGGCAAGGGCATCACCGACGCGATCAGCGGTGCCTTTGGTAGCAACTCCATGTCGTCGCTGTTTAGTTCCGGTAGTTCCGGCAACATCGACCAGGGCAGCTTCTAATGGCTTGCCGGGGAGGTTTGTAGCCCATGCCGTCATTCGAATTCGACACCCCCACGCCGATCAACGGGCTGGCCGCGTTCTATGATTCGCAAAAAGCCTCCAACGCGAACGCCGCGGCGCAGCAAACCCTAGCCGATCGAGCCACCTTGCGCGGACTCGCCCCTGGCCTGGCGGCGAACGATCCGAACGCCACCGCGACCGCGCTCACCCTTCCGGGGGTTGGCGGCGATGCCGCGGCATCCGGCCTATCCTCTATGCATGCCGACCAGCGGGCCGCGCTGGGCCAGACGTTGTCGGTCACCGGGCAGATTTCCGGCGCCGTCCTTCAGGTGCCGGCAGAGCAACGCGCGGCTTTGTGGAAACAGCTGCAGCCGCTGATGGTCCAGGCCGGCGCCAAGGACACCCCGGTTGACTACCCGGGCGACGATGCCGTTGCGGCGCATCGCAACGCCGCACTCAGCACGCAGGATCAGATTACAGCACTTGGCACCCAACCGACCGCCGATCCCTATCGCACACCGCTGTCGGCGCCTCCTGGCCCCCGCGTTGGACCTGGTGGTGCCGTCCAGGGGCAGGGAGGGGCAGCGGCGCCGACGGCTGGCTTCGCCGGTCAGATGGGTGCCGCTGAGGCGCCCGGTCCCGGAGCCGTCAACGCGGGGGGTTACTCCGGGCAATTTCAGTTCGGCAAGGGGCGGCTCGCGGATCCCGGTGTCGGGGTTTACGTGCCAGCGCCGGGTGAGAGTTTGGCGGCGGCGGACAACGCCAGGCCGTGGCAGGGCAGCTTCGCTATCCCCGGCTTTCCGGACGTGAAGACGCACGCGCAGTTTCTCGCCAGCCCGGACGCGCAAAAGGCGGTGTTCGCGACCCACGTCGCTGACATCGATGCCGCGATCGCGCAGATGCCGGGCGCCGACAGGCTCAATCCCAACGGGTTACGCGCGGTGGCGCATCTCGGCGGCGTGGCCGGGATGCAGCGCTTCGTCAGCTCGGGCGGCCTGTATGATCCGGCGGACGCCAACGGCACCCGCCTCAGCGACTATTATTCCAAGTTCAGCCAGGGCGGGCCCAGGGCGTTGCAGGCGTCGTTCGGCCATCCGGACGGGCCGCCGGAACAGCCCGGCACGCAACAGCCCGCCGCATCCGCTCCCGGCTCGATCCAGGTCG